GCTCGAGCTGGTCGTCGTTCAGACCAGCCGCCTGCAGCGCGCGATCATCCTGGATGTCGGGCAATCCGCCAGCGTCGAGGATGTAACTTTGCAGGTCCTCGTTCGGGAACAGCGGCATCCCGGCTTGGCTCAGCCTCAGGATGAAGTTCGACAGCACGTCGAGATCCACACGCTGGGCCATATCCGGCTCAATGCTGGGCTTGCTGTCGGCGTCCCAGCCGTTGAGCTTCCACAGCCTCGGCACAGCATAGCGGTTGAGCACCGCGGCGATCGAGTTCAGATATCCCTCTACGGCTTGGAAGAACAGGTCGATCTTGGAGACCGCGAGCGACTGCGTGCCACGCGCCTCGTGGCCCAGCGTCAGGAAGTCGGCGAGGCACGACGTCATGATCGACAGGTTATAGCGCGTGATCGTCTTATCGAAGTCAAGCGAGGCCTGCCGCATCCCCGGCGTCACCAGTTCGAACTTGTACTGCGGTGCCGCGGAGGGGCCGTTCTGACCCGGATGCATATCGGACGGCAGCACCATTCCCATCTGCTCGTCGATCCGCAGGTTGACGGCGATCTTCTTATACATATTGAGCGCGACTACCGCGTTCGCGTCGCCAGCATTCGCTGATTCCAGCAACTGCCCGGGCACATAGATCACCGGCACGCCGCCCATGCGCTCGGCAAAGATAGCTTCCTGCTCCTGCATGCGCTTGGAATAATACCAAGCGGTGTAGGAATTGCGGATGATTGAATTGTGGGTTGGTACCATACTCTCACCCGCTAAAAACAAATGGGACGGAGAATCGACTTCGATACAGATCGTATCTGCATTCTCTACGCGTTGAACAGAACGGATGAAATGACCGCTATTACGATGTGTCTTACGCAAGACTTGCGCATGGCGTTTGCGCGCAAGCCGGTGCACAGGAAGATCAAGCATGAAACGAACCTCATAAGAGGTTTGCCTAGCTACGATCTGGTGTCCGTTGACAACACCGCCAAATGAGCCAGCCATTTCGAGAATACGAACACGCGGCTGCCCTCCTAACGATCGCACCAATTCAACGACAGCATCCACGAGCAGCCTATTCGTGTTAGCAAACGTACTAGCCTCATCTTTACTATCGATGCCGGGAGAATAGCCATCTGAATCCATCAATCCTTGAAGCAATGATAACCGCTGTCCAGGCGATGCCTCCATGTAAGGTCGCGGGACATGCTTATTATTGAGTACACCAGCTGCGCGTAAACCGAACAGCAACCCGCCAGAAATTTGCGCGTTCGTCTTTCCATCATGCGTGACTTTATAACCGTGTTTTTCCATCTCTGCTTTGATATTCGGTAAATCCTTCTCCTGAACGGAAACAGCAGCCTTCGCCGTCGTGCCATCACCAAGCCAATAGCCGAGTATATATGGATCGATCGGCAAAACTGCTTCTTTTGCTGCCAAAATCGGCGCGATGCCGCAACAAATGCTTCTCGCTCGGCGATGCCTCCACCGCTCAGTTTTATGAATTTTCAACGTACGAGAATCCATCTTAATATCGAATTCCTTCGCAATTTGTTCTGTCGTCATATCGCGCGTACGTTTGTAAGTCCTATCATTAACATTAGATACTTGCCACAAGTGACACGCATCCGTTCTAATCGTTGCGCCAGTCGTAAATTCAACCTCATAGACTGGGCGATCCCTGAATATTTCAGATTTACCAGTGACGTTCCTTACTGCTCCTGTCTCGTCATATACTTGATCACCTACCTTGATTTCCCCTATCGTGGTCCAGCCACACGGCGTGCGCACCTTGGTATCCAAGGTGCATGGACGCCCCTCGGGATTCGCCTTGTAGTGGATGGGACGTAGCAACAGCATTTTCTCGATCGGTATGTCGATCAGCGGCCCGACCCATGGCTGCTGCGTCATGCCCTTGGTTTGCCCGTTCTCATCGAAAAACCACTTGATGACCGTATCTTGGCCGCGTAGCGGAAGACGGCGCCAGCTAATCTTGCCGTCGTCGTACTCGCTCGTCGGCAAGTCCTCTCCTGGCCGGCGAGGATCGGGCCCCGGGTCACGCCCAAGCCGCTTCTTGTAAACGATCTCCATTGGGGCATAGCCGAATGGCAGCATCGACAGCGCCTCGCCGACAAAGTCCGTCCACGTGTGACTTTGATCATGCATACAGGATTCGAGAAACTCCGCCTGCTCCTGGGTGCTGCCGCCTTTCTCCTCCGACGGCTCTACGCGCCACTCGACCTTGCGCATCAGCGACTGGATCGCGAACAACAGCGCTCCGATCGTCGGCGAGTTGTCCATCATCTCGCGATATTTCTGCGCGCCTTGGCGACCGCGCAGAGTTGGCAAGAATTCCTCGAACGGCCACCCGCCGAAGAAACGGAGCCCCGAAGAGCCCACTTCGCTGAACGTCATCCCGCTGCTCATTATCGGGATAGCGCCCCACGAGTTGAAGTTCGGCTTTGGCTGGGCGATTGGGCTGGCTACTTGGCTCTCGACGTTGACAAGCTTCGGGTCGATGTTCGGCATCGGCGGTTCGCCTGCGGGTCCGCGTGCTTTGTTGACGTCGTCAGCCATCAGGGTGTCCCTTCCAGCGCGCGCAGGAACTGCCGCGCGAGCACAGCTAAGTCGTCATCTGGATCCCCGGATAGTCGATCAAGAATATGGTTTGCCAACTTGATCGCATGATCTTTCTCGTTTTTCTCAAAACTGATCCACGGTGGAGTGCCAAGACGCCGATGCATTCGTCCGCACTCGCGACATTGACAGAGGTCGTCGGGATTATCGACGTACGTCTTTGTCGTCATACCGGCCTCCTTGCTACATCCCCTCCTCATACGTGCCGTGGATCGCGAGCGGCTGCGTGACGACGATCGGAGGCGTCAGCGTAACGATTGACGCGTATAACATCAATTCTGTCAGAGCCCAAACTACAGCGTCGGCGCGGTCGGGCGAACCCTCGCCAAGATAGCCCATCGTCGTGAATCCACAAAGCTGATCTTCAAGCGCCGGGAAATGACCTACGTGGTGAACCCGCGGAGCCGTCACGTCGTCGCCATAGAGCGCAGATACCGGCTCGGCGCGCACGACCTTTCCGTAGGTCGCCTTCACCATCCGGACCAATAGCTTGGGATTCGCCGTCTTGATGACGTAGCGGACCATCTCGCCGCCGAAATTCTTCTCCGCTACCACGCAATCAGCGTCGAACTCCTCACAAGCTTTAGCTACTCGCTTACCCCATACCGCCGGACTCTCCCGACACGACCAGTCGGCAAGCACATAGCCATGCCCGTCCTGGCCCAGCGCAGCCACCACAATGCCGATCTCGTCGGCGGTCAAATCCTCACGCCCGGATGCCCCTGACGCATCCACGGCCACCACAACGCGCCTGATAGCCTCTTTATCAGGCCTCGGCGCGCGACACCGCTCGATCGTCTCATACGTCCATAGCGCGCCCTCGGTTTCGTCGACGTAGACGCCCTCGTAGAACCGCCGGCGCTGGCGGGCCGGCAGCGCGCGCAGGCTCGCAAGGTATTCCGGAGAGAGGTTCTCGGCATTGTCCTCGGGATTCATGAAGAACCGCTGATAATCACCCGGATTGTCCACCGGCTGCATCGATACGGGGTCGCGCTTCTCGCCATAGAGGCGGTTCGTCCAGTGGCCGCGGCCGACCGGGTTGAGGTCGCCTATTTCGCGCTGGCGCAAGCTGGGCACTTTCTGCGCGAGGCGGGTGAGCAAGATGAGCCTAGACTGATAGGATATCTGACTGGATTCATTAGTGAAAATTGTCACGTATTCCTGACCCAAAATCTTCTCGACACGCTCTTTGTCGTCGAGGCCACCGATCCAGATTTCGGAGCTGTTCGGAAAGCTGAAATAGCCGAGCCCGCTATGCGGAATCATCGGCACTCCGGGGAAGCATCGACGCATGACGGTCGGCAGTGTATCGAGAGCGAGCGATCGCCAAGCGGCATTGCTGCGGAACCGGAGCATGGCATGGCGGGAGCGCTCGGCGCGCAGCGCGCGGATGACGATGGCGCGAACTATTAGGAATGTCTTGCCGCTACGACTTCCACCCACAAGGAGCGTATGGCGCTGGGGGCCAGCGAGGAGGCGGTTTGCCCTGTTCTGGGCAGAGGTGAGCCTAAACCCGGACATTAGCGCTTACCTCCCGGATTCTGCGGTCAACCTTTCTTAAAGGGGGCGCTCGGCTCAGGTCGTGGCGGCGGTGATGATTCGTCTAGCGTGGACAAGGCTTCTCGTGCCTTCCTCGCGATGTGACGCAACGCTACTTCCGCTCCAGTGCCGACTGGTGAATGCATGTGCTCCTCATCGGCCATGTCACGGATAAAGATCAGCGCTTGACGAAGGGATGTTGCACTCATTCAATGCTTCGCCTTGAGCAACGATCCAGGAGCCGGGCGCGCGCGGCCGAATTGGTCGGTTCCTGGCTTAGGCTTGGCCGTCTCGACCTTCGCCAGCTTTGGTGTTGAGTTTATGAATAGTCTCATTTCGTCACGTATTTCAGGAGTTGCCGCAGCCCAATGCTGGATCAGTCCCTTCATCGAGCCAAGCGGGAAGCCTAGTTTTTTGTCAACAACAAATCTGTCGCGCTCTTCCTGCGACGCAGCATCCCAATTCTGGCCCAGCGCGCTGAACGTCCCAATCTGCGAGGACGAAACGGGAGCTTTGCCGTAGGACTCGACGGGCTTGGGTGGAGCAACATCGTTGATGATGTTCTGCTGCGTTTCTTCAATCATTTCCTCGAATTGCTTCTCTGGCATGGCGGCTAGCTTGCGCGCTCGATCGGCTAGATTTTTGTCAATGCCAGCCTCCGCTAGCGATACTGGACTTTGATGCGTGTCAAAATCGGGTTTTTCCATAACCCGATTTTTTAGAGGGCGGCCGGCCTTGGCCAAACCCACCGTTTTGGCCTGCTTTTCCATCATTTTTCCAAGACAGCGCTCGGCTCTCGCTCGGATCGCTGCCGCGTCAGCCTCCAGCTTCTTGTTCTTCGCGATCTTGGCGTAGGCTTTCAGGACGGCTGCATCGTCGCGGATTTCCTTGACCTCATCAACGCTCTTACATTCGGCTAGCATATGACAGGCAGCATCGTATTTCACTAAGGCGATCGACATGGCAGAGCCTCCGGCGAGAACGGCGGTCCCGGTCGCCCCGTCAGAGGAACCGAGACCGCCTACTCTCGCGCGAGGTAACTCAAAAGTTTAGATTGCCTGACGG